ATGTTGAAAACACCTCATGCTAACAAATTTTGAACTTCTTGTCAAGCAGATACTTATTAAACAGTATAAAACTTGAATTTTGTATTATTTAATGGTATAATTCAACTATATTAAAACGTATTATGACTAATAAAACAAAAGATACGAAAATAGTTAAGTCTGTTAATACAGAACTTAAGCAAGTATTATTTATTGCAATGGTTCCTGACGAAGTAGATTTACATGGTGATGTAACTTCAGCAGAAGAAGTTTTAAAAGCTTGCCATTCTTACAATCTTTCCGCTAGAAACACATCGTTGTACCACGTAGTACCAACTAAACAGTTTGATATTGTTGAATCTTATGTACTAGAAACAGATATTGTCCTGAATGATATTGAAGTTAAAAAAGGTACATGGTTAGTCAAGCTCCAAGTCTATACAGATGAATTATGGGAACTGATTAAATCTGGTGAAATTAATGGTGTAAGTATAGGTGCTATGGCTAAAGCAACAAACATTGAGGATAATGAATGACAAAAGCTAAAAGACAACTAAAAGATATTAGTTTTGATGGTGAGAATGCTCATATGGCTGTGGTAGGTAAACAGGCCGGAGGCCCGGCTAATGGTAAAGATTTCTTTCTTACTTTGAAAAGTAATAACTCCTACTCAGAAGAAACTATCCAGAAGGCTTCTACTGTAAAACTAGAACTAGAAATTACAGAATATCTTCGTAGGTTCTATGATTTATATTGGGATCAAAGCGAAGTTCTAGCTCGTAGTCTAGGTTTTACTACTGCTCAGATGGATTATGAAGCTAAAGAAAAAGCCGAAGATTCTACTGAATACGTTTCTTGGATTGATGAACAAGTCAAATCAATTGAAGTAATCAAATCCTTCAAAGATTCTAAGAATGTATTATCTGATTTTGTCAAGCTTTCAGAAGATCAATATCTTCAGTTTATTCAAGATCAAGAATTAGTTGAAAAAGCTTTCAAACTAATCGAACAAAATTCCTCTAAGGTTAATACCAAAGTAGAAAACGGGTCAACCGATACCGTTGCAAAATCTGCAAAACTATCGGAATCACGGGTTGATCCCGAAACTAAAGTAACTAAAGGAAAAAGTATGTCAGGTAAAACTGAAACTTCTCCAGAATTGATTGAAAAATCTGTTTTGACTGAAGTACAAAAAGCATTGGATGAAAAAGCTGTAGAGCTTCAGAAAGCTCTTGACTTGATTAGTCAGATGAAGCAAAAAGAAAAAGAAGCAATTACAAAGTCTCGTTTTGAAACTTTGAAGTCTGCTGTTAAGGATGAAACCAAGGCTACGACTTTGTTCAAAGCTTTCAGCTTGGTAGAGTCAGATGAAGATTTCCAAGCTGTAGTTAAAGCAGTTGGTGATCTGGTTGAACAAGTAGAAAAATCTGACTTGTTTAAGGAAACAGGCGCTTCGGGTGCCGGCGATGAGTCTAAGGATGAATCTCCTGTGTTGAAGGCTGTCAACAAGATGATTGCTGATAAAGCAACTAAAACTAACTAATTGGAGAATTAAATATGCCTATTATTGCCATTGAACCGAAAAAAATCAGCGATGTTGTTCTTACTGAATTGAACCCAGACTTGGGCCAATGTCGTGATGTGTTTAGCTACTCGGGTGCCGCAAAGTCTTTTGCTGTTGGTGACTTGATTACTGCTGTTGGCGGCGTACCTGCCGCTGCTGCAAATATTGAAGGTATTGTACTTGAAGCAGTTTCTGCCCCATTGAACGTCGCTACTAAGATTGTTGTACTTGATGTGTCAACCGTTTGCCCTGCTGTTGTTAAATCTGGTGGCTTAGTACTCGGTGCCTTGACCTTGGGTAACGTAATTGCTCAACTTAAGACCAAGGGTACTAAAGTAGTAACTACTGTCTAATCATTAACAAGAATAAATAAGGAAATAATATGACTACTCGTAGTTACACAAATGCTTTTGAAGTTGTCGATCAGACACTTCCACTGATTACCATCCCACAAAGCAGTACCTTACTGTCTAATTTTGGCGTGTTCACAAAAATTCCAGTTGCTCAATTCACTGTGACTTTTGAAGAGTTGAATCAATCTTTGGGTTTTGTTACTGACCAAGTTCGTTATACAAAACCACAAAGCTTGCTGAATGACGTAAGAAAGCTTCGTTCGTATCCATTGACCAATCACCAATTGGCAGATGCAATCCGTCCTCAAGACCTGATCGGTAAGTCTGCTTATGGTGACTTGGCTAACCAAGATACTGAAGCTCAAGCAATGGCCCGTAAGTTGGCTAAGATTCGTCGCTACTACGATCAGACCTTTGAAATGGCTGGCTTCCGTACATTGCAAACGGGCACAGCATGGGCTCCCGGCGGCAGTATTGCAGCAATCAACTTCTACACCGATGCTGGCTTGACACAGACAAGTGTTAACTTCGTTTTCGGTACAGCTACAACTGATATCGTTGCTAAGTGTGAAGCAGTTATTGCAAGCATTCAAGATTCATCTGCTGATGGTGCGAATGTAACAGGTGTTGTTGGTTTTGCTTCCCCTGAATTCTTTTCTGCTTTGATTGCTCACGCAAAAGTTCAGACAGCTTACCAATACTTCACAGCAAGTGAAGGCCAATCAATCCTCCGCAATCGTGCAGGTAATGACTTCAGCTTGAATCGTCGCTTCAAGTTTGGTGGTATCGAATTTATCGAAGTTCGCCAATCATTGAATGGTACTAGATTTGTAGATGCAAATACTTGTATCTTCGCTGGTATTGGCGATGAAGAAAGTGCAGTTCGGTTCGCCGGTCCTCATAGCCGCTTTGGTGGTGAGTCCATGCTCGGTGAAGATGTATATGCATGGTCGATTCGTGATCCACGTATGACCGAAATCAGCATCGAATCTGAAGCTAACTTCTTGCACGTCTTGAAGAAGCCCGGACTTTATTGCGTCGGTACAGTTAGCTAATAACTGATTTGAATAGCCCTTAACTGGGCTATCTACGATGAGGATTCTAAACAGTCCTTATCTTAGATAGATTTGTGTAAGGCTAGGGTAGCTCCCGAAAAGGCGATAGTTCACCGCCCTGCTTTATATCATAAAGTGAACTTGTTTATTAGAACGATAAATGATTATTACAACCACAAAAGGTAAATATACCATCGACGCAGATTTTGTAGATTTCCTATATGAAAAAGGTTATTCTACAAAACAAGCATCAGATATTATTGGATGCCCACCGGGGACGCTCAGAAGAATTAATAGAGAGCGAAACATTTACGGTGGTAGGCCTCAATCGGATATCTTAACACCAAACCAAATAAAAATCCTTATTTCATTATACCAGTCTGGTATGACTGCTGGTGAAGTTGGAGAGTCTTTTAGTATTAGCGATGATACGGTCTGTAATCTTTTGAATAAAAATGGAATCACCCGCCGAGTTGGGAATGACCCAGTTTACAAGCACAAAGACTTTAACCATGCTGCCTTCTCTGATTTCAAAGAAGAACCCGCTGCCTACTATTATGGGTTTATGTTATCTGATGGGTGCTTATCTAAGAACAAGTCAGGTATTTATAATAGTCTAGGTTTAGTGGTTAAAACCTCAGATGAATACATTCTCAAAAGACTCTTAGATTACCTCAGATCGGATAATAAAATTAGGCGTAGAGTAGAGAAGGATAAACGAACAGGAAATACTTACTACTCAAGCTCTATTAGTTTTAACAATACTGAGATAACCAAACGATTTACTGACCAAGGCTTTACTCCGAGGAAGTCAATGAGAGAAACACCACCTGTGTCTAAAGATTTACTAAATAATAAAGATTTCTGGCGAGGTGTGGTTGATGGTGATGGATGGGTTTGTTCAACAAATTCTGACCGCTGGTGTGTCTTAGGGTTGTGTGGTTCTGAGGCCATCTGCAAAGCCTTTCTACATTTTATCGAGGGTTGTATTGAGGTGAAAACTCCTAGAAAAGTAAGAACGTGTGGTAAAGGTCTTTACAACGTTGTGTTTTCCGGGAATGACGCTCGTCAAGCGGCAAAACTGTTATATGAAAATAGTGACTATCATTTGACAAGAAAATATGATAGTGCATCTAAAAATTTTTGGTAGTTTAATATGGCGACAATAGAAAATGTAAAGACCGAACTTGGTGATAGCTCAATTGAGTTCCCTATTCTCTCAGACGCAGAATACGCTTACTTCCTAAACAAAAATAATAACAGTCTAGGCAGAACTTGTATAGATTGCGCAAGAGCAATCCTGATGAAACTAAGTATGCGGTCTGATCAGACAATCGACTTATTCAGTATTAAATCATCAAAAACCGCTGCACAATACATGTCAGCACTGAAACTATACATCAGTAATCCAAGCTTAAATCCTTTGAATCAAAATACAAGCATTTACTTTGGTGGTGTTAGTAAGTCAGATATGCAGGCTAATATTGATAACGTAGATAACAACGTCATAATCAAACCAAGTTCATCTAATTGTAGTTTACCAACAAATTTCTTTGGTTGAGGTAAACATGTACAATGAATTTGATAAAGCAGTTTATGATTTTATAT